CCTGCACAATATAGATCAATTGTTCCGCTTGATGCAAATGCAAATATTTCTGAAGTACTTTTTATGTTTAACTGTAAATAAGTATTTTTAATTAGTGGCAAGGCAGTACTTGTTGTAATGTTCTCATCTTTGCCAATGTAAATTGTATCATCGTCTATATGAAAAAGAATTATTCCATCAAAACAATAATCTGGAAAGATAATCTGTTCTGGATTGGTTCCAATCTGCGTTTTAACGCAGTCAATTGAATTTGCATACATTGTGTTTCTATTTCTTATTGTATCAATTGACTTTATTTTAACAGAAATGTCACCAGTTGTTGATTCATCAAACTTGTCAAACTCTAAGTCTTTAACGCCTCTATTAATCATTTCTTTAAAATCCTAATTAGTTCGTCTGCAGTTCCCGTACTATCGTAATACCAGGCGATAACTCCATTTTTAATAGGATAAACAGTTAAAAAACTGTATTCTCTGCCAGTTTGAACTTGTAAAAGGAGTATCTTTTTTTGAAGTTCATCTTCATTTGCAGCTCTTATATACCTCGGAGATCGCCTGATATTACCGATCATTTATAAACCGTCCGATAATTCACTATACATTTGATTTGATGCCTGAACTAATATAACTTTCATTGTATATGTTTTTCCATAAGTTGTATTTACAATAGTAAAAGCACCCGTTGTAGTTCCAGTCGATTCATAATCTACCGGATCTTCGCAATCGCCTACAGTCACTTGTGTTAATGGAAAACTAGCAGTTGATACTGTTCCAACTGTTATATATGTTCCGATTCCTGTTATCGCAGCAACCGCTGCTCTAACTGTCGCTGCAACTTGAGCCGCCGTGGTGTCTGCTGATACATTCGCTACTGCTTTTCTAGCTGTAGCAAGCGTTAACCATAGTGCGCCTGTTGGTTCTACATCTATAGCGTCCCCGTCTGTTGTTTGCGACCAAGCATATGCTCCGCTTGCAGATCCTGCTGTAGTTGAATTATATGCATAATCTTTAGGCTCTGCACATTCACCCGCTGTGTCTTGTGTAAAAGTCAAAGTTCCGTCAGCATTGTCAACTATGGTTTCATCAGTTGTAAAACCAGTTAACCCATTAAACGCTGCAGCAACTATCGTTGCAATATCCGCTGCAGTTGTTGCACCGCTTACATCTGCTTTTACCTTTTGATCGCATTCCGTATAACGAGCAGAAGTTGGTGCTTCGCTTGTTCCAGTCTTGTCAAGATAAACTGCGTATTTAGTCCCATCAACTGCTATAGAAACAAAAAAATCCCTATCAACAGTATTGGCCTTGGTGTCGCATGTTAAAACATCAACCTGTGCAACCGCTGCAGCAACTTTCTTGAGCCACACGCCATATGCTAAACCACTCTTCGAATAGAATATTAAATGGTCGCCAGCGCCATGATTTGCCTTCGTATCGCACGTTATTGTATCAACTTGAGCCACTTTAGCTATTGGTGCCTGCCCGCTCTCATAAGTGATTTTTGCCTGTTGAGAATCCTTGCTTGCGGTATTAACCGTATAATGAGTCGTTAATGTTTTCAAACCCCAACTATTTGAGCCGCTTACCCAATTAGACACTGATGTTATGCTTTTAGCCTTCATCGGCAAATCAAAAACTAAATTTGAATTGTTGCCCTCGGCGTAGTAAGTTGTAGAACTATCACATGTATCAAAACCATCTGTGAATTGTGTTGTTAATCCGTCTGACATTTATTACCCCCAAAGACCGAAGAGGCATCGTTCGGATGCCTCCTGGTGTAAAAATTTAATTATGGTGTTACTTCAATAAGAACGCCACGTTTTCCAGCATCAAGAACCTTCGCTCCTGCTAGATATGAAGCCATAACGATGTCTGATATGTTGAGAATATTTCTTTGGCTCTCAAACTTAATCTCTTGCTGTTTTGCAACTGCGCAATGTGACTTATGATAGAATAAAGAGTCTTTATCCGTTTCATTCACATTTGAAACGATTACTTTAAAGCCATAAACACGGCCAATCTCGCCATTAAGTAGCGCTTCGCGGCCGCCGTATTTATCCGCCTCAACAAAAGTATCAATCTTTAGCATGTTCGCTTCTTGTGTCGGGCAAATAACCATAAAACGATCTGCCTTATCAACCTTTTGGATTTCTAAAAGTTTCTTGGCATTGACAAGATCCACAACTTCGATGTCTTCATTTGTTGCATCATTGTATTGGATAATATGATCTGGCGTAGACGCACTGCAAAGCAAGAGTTGTGTGTTAATCAAAGTATCTAATGCATCGCCTAACGCATTGCCCATCCTGTCGGTTAAATCTTGAAGTAGCGGAACCTTGGATTGCAATTTTGCAATGTCTTCTATGTCAACAGCCACATATTGATGGCTTGATAAAAGAAGAGCATCTGCTGCATAAGTGAAATGAGAAACGTTTCCCGGGGTTCCTTCACTTTTTGCAGCGGCACTTAAATCTGATCCGCGTGGAATGCCAACAGATTTACTGCCTGGTTCTACAAGACCGGTATAATCTAAAACTGTTGACAACAGTCTCGATCTTTCAACTAATTGATTTTGTACTAGAGAAGCTATTAAAGCCTCGGTTACGTTCGCAATATCCGTAACTCCCATATATTCATGAGACATTGTTTTAACCTTTCTTGGCTAGCGCGGCTACATAATCGAGCTTTTCCTGTTTAGTTAATTTACTAATATCAGGCACGCCGCCGATGTTTAAATTAAATTTAGGAGCATTGTTAGATGTGCCTCCTTGCTTTTTAGCAAAGAAACCCAAAGAATTAAATTTGTCGTAAAATTCCTTAGCTGCATCTTCCGCTCCTACAACTGCATTTATAGTAGGGTCAATCGTAACATTTTTAAAGCTTGCAAGTTTTAATGCTGCCTCTTTGTTAGAATCATTATCATCAAAGCCTAGTTTCTTAAGCTCTGATAATAAAGCAGTATTCATTCTTGCTCTTGTCGTTGTTTCGCGTTCGGCTTTAAGCTCAGAATCAAGCTTGGTTTTCTCAGCCTTGAGGTTATTAATAACAGTTTCAAATTGCTTTTGTTTAAGCAATTCCGCTTCTTCGGCATCCTGCTTAAATTTCGTCAATTCTTGTAATTTCTGTTCTTTTTCCTCTAGTGCCAGCATAGCATTCTTCTTTTCCTTTAAAAGCTTATCATAATGTTTTTGATCGAAAGATTGAGCAGCCCCACTGGTGGCTGTTTGATCTTTATCCCCACTTACAACGCCTGCACCGCTAGACGTTTCGGTTCCACTGGTAACCTGATTTGATTGTGACATTTTTTTCTCCTTTTGTCAAATATTATACAATTAGTTCTCTCACTAGCCGCTGGAACTCTTTTACGATCTGCTTTTGTTCCTTATCGGTTAGTGCAAAGAACGGTCTACCTTTTTCAGAAACATATCCGGCCAATTCTTGATTGTTTGGCCCACCATCTTTTCTTGCACTTGCTTTTATGGTTAGTAGAAGTCCATCGCTAAAAGTTTTATGGGTTATAGCATTTAGCATTTGCCCGGTCAGTGTAAGATTAGATTTGTTTGTGGTTCCAAATTCACCCAATGTCATGCCTTTTCTTTTCTTCTTATATGCCGCTGATAATTCTTTTAATTTTTTCTTAACTGGTAAATCTGCGGTATCGTCGTTTACACCATATCCATCTTTTGTGCGTTTCCAAATTAGATCTCTTGCAAGTATGGCAAGTTTTTCAAACATATCTTTATCTATTTTGTCTAAAATATTTGATTTAATGGCATTCACTGCATCCGCCACATTATTATATTTCAATTTCTTGTTCCCCTATTTTTGCAGCAATTGGTTCATTTTGAAATTCAATTTTTTGCATAAGAGTTTCATCATGATATTCTTTTATAACCATTTCAAATATTTTTAATTGCTCATCTTCGTCTGGCAGACCCCAGAAATCCCGCACTGGCAAATAATTTGCTCCTTTAACATGACCTTCGGCCTTGGCGGTATCTTCATTGTTGTCGAAATAAATAGATATAATATTATTTTCTGTAGACAATACATCAATGCTTGCTTGCATTTCTCCAGTAAGTTTTAGATTTACTTTTTTGCTTCGGCCCTTATATATTTTAAATTTAGTAGAATTTATATAAGATTGACTATATTCTTTGAAATTCTCGCCTTTTTTATCTTTACTGGCCAATGTTCTTTTTATCATAGCATCAATCATTCTTAACCCAATTTCTCTTTTAATACTATTGTCTTTTATAACAGGAGCGACAACCCTCATTGTCCCCCTAGGATTATCCTTCGTGTTAGCATATTTTTTAGCTAAATTATAAACATTAAGCCTCAGAGGTTTTATTGCCATTATTTTCTTCCATATTATTTTCTTCAGGTATTTGCTCTTGATTGTTTGAAACATCTTGTATGTTACGTTGGAAGAATTTTACACTTTCTACCTTTTCTTTGTTTATTTCAACAATCAAATCGTTTATTTCTTCTGAATTCAAATCTGGATTTACCTCTTGTATTGCCCTTTTTAATGTCGTAAAGCCTGCATCTAGCTTAGACTTTGCATTAGCTATGCGTTCGGCATCACTTAACATTGGTTTTATTTCTGGAAAAGTTATTGATAACTCAAACTCGGGACTAAATGAGCCTACATAATCCGAGTTAACTTGATTTGTCTTAATCCAATTGGGCAACATATAATTAGCGAATTTATTCCATATTTCTTTTTCTGCATCCTGAAAATATTTTCTTTGTTCATCAATATCTTCTGTACTTTCCGCTTGATCGAACATTTTAGACACACCGGATGCCGAGGATTGGGCCGTTAATTGCCCCGATAAACTAGACATTGAAATATTATTTGTCGCAAGCAGAAAATCCAATTGCTTTTCGACCAATCTAATTACTTCATCACTATTTAATTGCGGTTGTAAATATTTAACATCTGGAATCTTACCGTCCGCTGTTTGTGGCAAATTAATAACACATCCTGGCCCCACAGAAACCTCTTGCTCGCCATCTCCGCCAGCAACAACTAATGTCCCCCAAGATAAATATTTTTGTGCGAGAGATGTATCCGATAAAAGCAAACAAATAATTAATTGAACGCTTTTAATATCGCTTGAACGGATTGGATAAAGCAAATCTCTTTGCTGTGTAATGTGTGTATGTGGGATAATTTCAAAAGGATTTATTCCATCTAAATTATTTATTGCCGCCATTTCATCAGCAACAATTTCACCATTGCCGTCTATGATATAAAAATTATCCTTAGTCCATAATTCATATCTCTTTTTTGAATCGTCGTTCCCCTCAGTTTTGATGTGAATTAATATTTTTGTTGGTTTTTCAGGATTAATTTTGCTATCGCTAAACAATGAGAAGGCATGAGAAGGAATTATTCTTAATCTGGGAACTTGCTCTTCGTCAAGATATGGAACAACAAGAACATGCTTGTTTAATTTGAACATTTTATTTGCATAAGACATCTGCACGTTTGCATTAAATGATTTTTCATACATTGAAATTAATTCATCATCTGATTCATCTTTAATCGCGGATAGGCGCACAGGATTTGATTTATAAACTTTGCCTAATTTATCAACAATCTTTTTTGTAAAGTTTATAGGACAAATTCTATTCTTGAGTTGAATAATGGTTTTCGGCTCTTTAAATTCAGAATAAATAATGTTCTCAACTTGTTTACGAAGTTCCCCGTGATAAATGAGATATAGTTGTGTGTCATCTAAAATGCGTTGTTTGTTATTAACATTGTCTCTATTAATTTGTTCAATTATGTTTTTAAAGTTCATTTATTCCCCCCGGATATTTCATATTATACACTTTTTTTATTTGTTCAATACAAAAATCATAAATAATTACTAACTGATATTTTATTTTGTTTAATAATTGGAAACTGTCTAAATATACAGTAATCACCAGCATCAGACATGTGACCTAAAAAAGGGTCTCTTAAATCGGCTTCACAGGATCCTTCTTTATAACATAATATCTCTCTGTCTTTTACGCTTATAGGACATTTAGCCACATTAATTAACACATTACCTTTTTCAAATGCTGTGTTTACAGATGCCCATCTATCAATAATTCTAGGATTGGCTGGCGTAGAATCTATTCTAAAACCAAACGATTTAATAATGTCAAAATCTGATAATGCACTATTAGATGTTTTTCTATTTCCTGTCGCGTCAGGCCGAAATGTTACAATACTATTTGGGTATCTTTTTTTAATTTCTTCACATGTTTGTTTGGTGTCCGCCGATTTTAAGTATACTTCATCTGCTTGAATAAGCTTTCCGGCAATTGATTGAAATATGGCGCTAGCCATTGGACTGCGATTAAAATCTTGACCGACTAAAATAGAATGCTGCGGATTAATAACATAATCAGTGTTATGCTTAGTTCTATCGAAGGCATAATAGATGCGACCACTATAGGATAAAAACTCGCCTTCATATTCTTGCCTAAAATCTCTATCGCTTAAATTTGCTTTAGCACTTTCAATTTCTGTTAATCCTTCTGGAGTTTGAAAGAACGGTGAGTCAATTGTCTTGTAGTTATAAACTGCCCAATCTTTACTTGTCTTGGCTTCCTGAAACATCTCATAAGCCATATTAAAGCCTTTAGGCGTTAACAAAAATCTGGCCATGCCATTGCTATCAGAAAGGCAAGGGCGAATCGCCTGAGGCCAAATTGTGCGACTGCGATAGTCTGAAAATTCATCTAGTGCTATTCTATCAATACGCAAGCCACGAAATCTATCTTCTTTCTCTGCACTCATGATTTGCAATATCGCGCCATTCGATCTTATTATTTTTAGTTCGGATTCGTTTACCTCATGAAACCATCTAAGTTGATACATTCTATTTTTTAAATATTGCCAGATGATTGCCTTGCCTTGTTGCCGAGTAGGAGCAACATAAATATTTAATGATTTTCTTTTATCCAATCCTTGCAACAACCATTCAGCAGCATAGATGCTTTTTCCAAATCGCCGTCCAGAACATACCATGATAAACCTAGAGAGATCTTTCCATATTATTTTTTGTTTATCATGATTATCAATTGGAGATCTACTCATTATTTTTCTAAATTCACGCCCTGTTTTTCCAATAAATTTACTGCTAAAGATAATTTTTGCTCTTTATCTAATTTTTCAATATCTTCTTTTTTAAACAACTTTGAACTTTTGCTTGGGTAATCTGTCCTTGAAAATCCCGGGCATTTATATATGACAGCAACTTTAGTTGGAAACAATGCTTCTAATGTGCCGCCACAGTTGCATTGTGTGGGGCCAGATTCATTTTGTTTTAAAATTAATTCGATTGTTTTTTTACACTTGTTACAGATAAATTCTCTTAAAGGCATAATTATTTAACTTCTGGATATTCGGTTTCGTCTAAATATGAAATGCTTTGTTTATCTTTATAAAACTTAGGGAATCTATTCTTCATGCGCCAGATTAAAAGTGCTGGATTTATAGAAATCGGGCTTCCATCTTTTAGCTTTTTAAGGCCTCTAATTCCAGCCTCCAAAAGCATCTCATCATGGCGTAATCCTTCAGCAATTCCTATGTTTTTAGCTTCGACAAACTCTGGAAATCTTTGTTCCCAATGATAGAGCGTATCCCAACAAATATGAAGGGCGCCGGCAAAGCTTTCATACAAATAGCCATTACTCATATGTTCGATTAACATATCACAATATTCTGGTTTATAAAGAGTTGGCCTTCCCCCCGGCATGATTTAACTATAGCATAAGGATTTTAAAAATCAATCACATTCTCCAATAACTTCAAAATCAGTTTGGCAATCATAAGTTTTTCCATTTTTACATTTCTCGATATGCAATCCACATGCTTGCGTTGTATCATTGTTGCAACAAACAACTTCA